AGTTATTGGTGAAGTTCCATAGTTTGCAATAACGCAAACATATCTTACACCCGTTGACCATGCAGGCGTGAAAGTTACAGGGCTAGTATTTTCATAAAAATACCCATTAACCAATGCCGAACCATCAGCGATTGTAAACGTAGTAGTATTGTTGGTTGCAACAAAATTGCCACCACCCAAGAACACACCGTCGCTAAATGTTTTATTTTCCATTGCGGTCATGCGTGCGGTGTTATATCCACCATTAACACCATCGCCAACTCCATTTGTTGACCATCCAAGCGATTGCTCTGCCATAAATGTACTCCTTAAATACCAGAATAACGATTAAAGTAGGAAATTACAACAGACTCTCCGCTACCAACTGTTGGAATTGATGGATTACCTAAAATCGCATCAACATAAATCACGTTAATTCCATCATTGACGGTTCGTGAATCTGCAATATTGAATGACGCAAGATTACTACCAGCAACCACCTTTTCAAACGCATTGTTTCCATTTTGGTCTACAATCGTTTTGAAACCGTAGCGCAAATCAACCGTATAAATATTGTTTGCATCCAAGTTTGCAAAGGAAAGACTCTTTCCAGTTGTCAAGTTTGTGATTGTCATTGAAGTAAATCCATGCAATCCAGTGTTGATAGTTATGATTGGATATGTACTGTAAGAACCACTGTAATTCACCACTGTTTGTTGGTTAATCACATCCGAACCATACGGAACAGGGTATGTCTTGGGAATTGGTGTAGCATCACCTGTAATAGTCGCTGTTGCGGTTACACTATTTGGCGTAGGGTCATAAAACGTTGGGTCGTCAGCACGAAATTGCACGTTGGCAAGTACGAACCACCCATTGCTTACATCATCATCAAATGATAAACCACCAACAATGTAGCCGTCAATAGACCGTCTAATTGTTTGCGTGATACCACCATTTGTTGCGGTGTACGTTAGTGCAATCGTTCCCTTGCTCATGCTTGGGGCAAACATTGATGCCAACGTTTCACGGCAACGTAGGTAATCAAAGTAATTGTCATTATCCACAAACAATGACAGCGTAAATGTCCGTGCGTCTAGCCGATACCCTACTTGGGTATCACCATCTTGTTGCGCACCACGGTTGACAATGGGTGTAATAGCAGGTAATCCCCAACCACTCATATTAACCATGTTGATAGTTAATCCCGTGGTTGCATCATACCCGTCTAGGGTATACGTCTTGTTTCTTACAGTATATGTAATACCGAACGTTGTGGCAGTGTAGGTCATATACGCAACAACCCTCCTTGCGCTTGAATGTAATTCTCTACATCACGAAGTGGATTGGTGCTATCAGGTGCATTGCCATAGTTCAAGTTGATTACAATACTTTGACCAGCACCACGATTAGCCAATGCAGTATCAGCACTCATTCCTGTTTGCGTTCCAATACCCATGCCTTGTGAGCGATTGTTCTTATCCAAGAAATCCCACATGTCATATACTTCGTTTGACCATTTTTGGCTCAAACCAAACCCAGCACTCATAAACTCACCAAGTTTAGTAGGGCTAGCATCCCTTGATTCAGCACCAATGTACAATGCTGCTGAAACTGCTGATGGATTAGAAACTAATCGTGCAAGTTTTGAGGAATCACTTACCATTGACGGGTTAATACCAGCCAATCCTTCTATAATCTTGTTGTAATCAATTCCTGCCAATAATTTAATTGACGATGCAAGTAGGCTAAACGCCGATGCCATTGAAGTGATTCCAAGTACATATATAGATTCAGTCAATGGCTTTGTTCGATTGTACAATTCATTTAGCGTGGTACTCATATCACTGCGTGACAGATTGTACACACCTGTCGATATTGCACCAAACGCCGCACCAATCGCTGTCAATGAAGACGAACTACCTGTTAAGTTTCCGACATTCAGTTGCCCAAACGCTTCATTTAGTTTTCCAATTCCAGCAGATGCGTTTGGTGCATTGACGGCAATTTGTTGCACGTATGTTGCGGTTGATTGCAATGTTGCATTTGTACCGCCAGTGCCACCATAGGTTTTTGTAATGTCAGCACCTTCAACCCGTATTCCGTCAAGCGGTGTAGCGGTCAACGAAGCAGCATTCCCCAATACGCCCATCACATTAACGTTTGCGCCCAACGTGCCATTTAGGTTTTCAACGGTAGTAATAGTGTCAGATTGCGTGGCTTGCAATTCATGTAACCGAATATTTGCCACCGTGTGCGCATCTGCGTACTCCTCAATGCGTGCAGGGTCACGGGCTCTATCCAAGTCCTTTTGCGCCTTGTGCAAGTTAATGACAGATTCACGCATGTCAAGATTTTTACCAATCAAATCTTCGGTGATTTGCGCATCTTCAACCATCAACGCATTGCGTTCTTCTTGGGTCAACGAACCACGTTCCAATTCCTTTCGGACTTGGGTTTGACGTGTCTTCATACGGGTGATTTCGTTTTTGAGCAATTCATTGTTGTAGAACGCCCTGTCAGCCGCAATCGCATATTGTTCAAGCGTTTCAGGATTAGCCGCATCCTCCAACGCTTCCCGTGTTCGTTTTACATCACGTTGCGCACTTGCAATATTCAGGTATGACATACGCAACGAATCAACAGCGGTCTTCAACTGTCGCTCGCTGTTTGCCAAGTTGTTGTTGGCAGAAGTACTACCCTTGGCAGCAGTGGTATTCACCACCAACTCTTTTGTTGACTTCCCTGTTGACGATGCGTACATGTTCGTAGCATAAGCGGCGGCGTATGTTGAACCAGCACCACTTTGCACTGCTTGATTTACTTGTTCTTGCGCCCTTCTTGCGTCAACATTTGCCCTTGCTTGCTCAACGGTCATCCCCGTAAACCAACCTTGGTTCTTTGCTATTTCCTTGTTGACTTCGACATTGTAGTTGTAATTGTCGTAAGCCTTTTTCAGCCAATCAGCAAACCCTATGGTTGCGTCAGTTGCCCCGTTAATGGCAGTAGTCATTGTACCCCAACCACTAATCGTAGCAGGGCTCAACAACTCACCAAGTCTAGCCAGAGAATTATCAACAGCATCGTAGAAGTTTGATTGCGCTTGTGTAGCAGTGCCCATTTGCTCTGCCATCATACCACCGTACTCTCCCTGCATTGCGTCAACAAGAATGTTCATGTTTTCGCCAGCAGGAACAATACCCTTTGATACCATATCCATCAATTCTTGGGTGGTATATCCCGTTGCGTCCGCCAACAACTGAAATGCAGGAATACCAAGTTCCTGCAACTGCATCATCTCTTCGGTGGTAATCTTACCCTTTGCCTGCATTTGCCCAAGTGCAAGGGTAATGCGATTTACACCATCAGCACCACTACCTGTTGCGGCGGCAGTGTCACCAATGGTGGTCATCAATTCAGGAATCTGTTCGGCGGCAAAACCCATTGCCAACAGTTTTTGCGTTCCCTGCGCAATATCGTCAAAAGAAAATGGAGTACGTTCGGCAAGGTTCTTCATGGTCTGAAAAAGTTCGTCGCCAATTTGCTTTGAACCTGTCATCAACCCCAATGACTTGCGAACATTTTCAAACTTGTCATAGACGTTGGTGGCTTTTACTGCAACCGCACCAACAGCAGCCCCCAATGCAAGAACCGCAGTTACCCCACCACTAATCGCAGTAAACGACGATGTGAGGTTCGAAAAACTTTTGCCAGCACTTTTGCCAGCACTATCAACTTTTTCAATGCTCCCTGCGACTTTGTTTGCAGTTTGCGTGACATTGTCTTGGCTTACAAACCTAATTACAACATCTTGCGCCATCTATCTACCACCTTTTGCTTTACTTCGGGCAGAATCAGCACGGGCTTTTGCCACCTTTGATTCAATGCTCATAATCTTCTCCCATAACAGGATAGTTTTGGCAGGTGGTAGTTCTTGCGGTGTGCATTGCAGTTTCATGCACCAAAAGTACGTTCGATATTCAGGCGGTTGCTTGCCACTTGTGTAGAAGTACGCATACAACCGCTTAATCAGTTTGGGTCGTTAACATCACTTACTAACGCATCCAATACCGCATCACGAATCATGCGAATCTGCGATGCCTTATATTTGCCACGTACACCGCCAACAACCACACGGTCAAATACTTCGATTTCGTCACTCAACGACGCTTCACGTCGGGTCGCCTTGTCGATAATTTCCAAGTCTTCAACCATCAGTTTGTCGATGTCGATTTCGATTTCGATTTGTGGCTTCGTAGTCTTTTTAGCAGTACTCACAGCGTTTGCTCCTATCGGTACAATGGTAGTGAATGACATTTATCCACTCACTACCATTATACAACACTAGAGAAATCATTACTCTTCAGGCTCAATTAGTTCGTAGTCAACACCGCCAACTTCAACGGTAAACGAAACCATGATTGGCTCGCCGTTTTCAGCGTTTGATTCAGGCAGTGTTACCACACCGACACGCCCCGTTCCAATGTTGAACCATCGGTAATACGTGGTTGCGCCAACGTCAGCATACTGCCATCGCAACTTAATTGGTTGCTTGTTCTTCAACCCAGACACCGCAAGTTTTGCTGATTCTTGGTTGACTTCGGTATACAACGCATTGATGGTGATGGTCGTTGGAAGTTGCTTTCCAGCGGTAATAATGCGATACTCACCTGCAAACGTAGTCTGCGAACCTGTTACACGGGAAAAGTCAATACCATCAATAGACGATGCCGAACCAGAAATGTCAATGTACGTACTTCCGTTGTCAACCGACATTTCGATTTTCCCCGTTGCTCCCGTAATTGCCCCTGTCGTTTGTGCCATAGTAGTCTACTCCTTATGAAATGCTAGTGGCAATACCACCACACAAGATGGTAAGGCTAAACATCAATGGTTCACCAGCCGAAGAATCAGCATTGGGAAGTTGCACGTTTGATACCAAACCGTTTTGGGTAGTGTATGTTGCACCACCAGCACCAGCAGGTGACCATCGTACATTACACGGGTAGTTGTTTTTGATAGAACCGATTGCTTTCAGCAACGCTTCATCAGCAACTTCGGTGTACAACGCATTGACCGTTACGGTGGTTTCTTCTTGCCGTCCTGTCAGAATGATATTGGTTGCACCATCCAACGTGCCACGGTTTCCACGGACAACCGCAAAGTCAACACTGTCTACTGATTGGGTAGAACCAGCGATGCTCACCCAAGTTGAATTGTTGACGTTGATTTCAAGCGTTGCAACCGCTCCCGTCATTGCACCTGTCGTTTGTGCCATGTGATTATGCTCCTTGTACTATTTCTTTGACCGTCAAATCACACCGAACCCCGTAGTAGTAATTCCCAGATTCACTTGGAAGTTCCAATACGTCAACACTGATTGCAACATCTTCGATTTGCCAAGTGTTAGTTACTAGACTACGAATCTGTTGTGCATACGTGGAAGCGTAAGTGAATAACGCACCAGATTGCGATTTAATACCACGATTTAATCCAACCTGCTGCCCAAGAAGAATGTCGGTGATTTGCCAACGGAAGTTGATAACAGGGTTTGAACCAAGCGTCAACCGTTTGACTTGCCCACCGCTTGATTGCATTGCACTAATCATACGCATTGGTAAGTCCGCAATGCTTGGTGTTTCAGGCAATGTCGAACCAATACGAATATCAATGGTTTTCCCATCGTACTGTATTGGCAATGCTGAAATCGCATTCACGATTGTTGCAAGATTACTTCCCATTAACTCAACCTCACATACGGTTTCAATATTGACAAGACGCTCTTTGGAATCTGTGATGGGGTCATTGTTACACCACCAGAAACAATCGTGCGGTCAGAGTCACTAGAATCTGCACGGGTAGTGTAGAAATACTTTACCAGCAACCGTGATGCTTGAATAATGTCTTCGGGTGCGTGCATACTAAATGCAAATACCCCCTCAACACGTACTGATTGTTCGGGGTGAATGCTATATGTCCAACGGTACGTAGAAGATTGGCGCAACTTGATTGCATACTTTGGTGAAACGTTGGCAGGGAGTGTGATGTACTCCGTTGACGGAATTACAACGTTATCCCCGTTGATTACTTCATGTACTTCGCAACAATCATCGCCCAGCATCAACGTCAACCCATCTGCCAAGATGTCACCACCATACTTTTGCGGTAATGGGGTGTATCTATAAATAGTATGCCGATGTCCATGTTCATTGATGTCGCCCCAACTCTCAAATGTACGACCACAATGCTCATCAATGACTTTCTTACTTGCCTCAATGAGATTTTCGATAATCGTATCATCTGCATTGGATTCAATTTCCAAGAACGCCTTAATGTCAGAAACTTCTACGTATGCCATTATTCACCTCGTCGGGTTCGCCGTTTTGGTTGCGGTTCGGCTTCCGTTGATGGTGCTTCAGGCGGTGTTTCCTCTGTCGCACTACCATCTTGAATCAGTCGCATAGCGTCCGACACGGGCAGGTCTGTTACGACCTGCCCGATGCCAGCGGTACGCAGGCTACCATCAACGTAGTAGGCAATCGACACGTTTAGTCTTACCTGCATTACACGTTACTCCTATGAAGCGGCGTTGCGCCCAATGACCATTGCCTCGGGGAGAATCAAGTCCGAACCCCAACGGGCGGTCACGAAGAAAGCGGTTTCACCTGTCGCCTCGTACACATACGGGTTGCGTGAAATCTTCAAGCCACCGCTATGCTCAATGAAGCGTGCATACGTCCAATTACCAAAGATAATTGACTTGGCACTAGCCGCCATTGCAGGCATACCATCAGTTGGCAGAACGGTCTTGAACTTCAGTTGCTCTTGACCATTGGCGGTTGAACCACCAGCAGGGGTGTTCTGATACGCAAACGAACCGTTCAACTGCAATCCACGAATAGCCCCCAACGTTGCCATACGCATTGCCCAACCGTTCTCACCGTTCTGATGGTAAGCACTTGGCAAGGCGTGGTACATGGCTTCGATGTTGTCAACCGACAAGCCCGTGGTAGTGGCAAGGGTAACAATGTTGGTTACACGGGGCACAATACCCTGTGGTTGACCAGAACCCGTACCTGTCAAGAAGTAGTTGTTGACGTTACGGGCGTATGCACGGGCGATTGATTCAGTAAGGAAGTCTTCCAAGTTCGAAGTGGTATCCTCCAACAACTCGTTGGAAATACGCATCGCCAATGAAGCCTTGTACAACCGAATCGAACGTTGAGCAAACGTGGGCTCGTCTACGTTGGCACTACCCAATTCAGCGACAAAGGCGAAATCGCTCTGTCCGTCCTCGGCGTTAACATCGTAGTACTCACGATTTACAGTACGACGGGTAATGGGAAATGCACCAAGAATACTTTTCTCGTTACGCTTGGCAGTGATTTCACGCTCCCAATCTTTTTCCACCAACAACGCACCCGTGCCAGAATCTTCCTGCAACGTGGCTTTGACGGCTTCGTTCTCACGACCTGTTCGCAGGTAGTGAAGTTGCGCACTCTTCAAGTCGTCTTTGAAACCCATCTTGGTGTGCTTTTTGACGCTTGGCGCACCACCCGTGTAAACACCACCGCCGTTAACAGGCTCACCAACGGCTTCATCGTTGGCAATTTCCGCCAACATTTTCTTCAATTCATCCTTGTTCATAGTTGTAGTAACTCCTACAGTGTTGTGTGTCGAATCATTATTATTACCACCCTTTTCACTTAACGATGGATTCCCAATCGTCTTCCATGATTTTCGGGCAATGGTACGTGGCTCTGCAGGGGTAGGGGTTAACGATAACTCTCCTACTACCCACCGCTTCAATTCACCGTCTTGACGGTGTACCAAGTGTTGCAACGAACCCGTGGACATTCCAAGAACGCCTTTACGCACAAGTTCCATCACTTTGTCAGCATACGATACACGTTTGTCGATTTCGATTTCAACATCAATGCCATCGTCAGTGATTTCCCAAGTCTTGACTTGCCCAATCTGTTTCTTTGCACCACCTAGTGCGTGGTCGTAATATACGGGCAACCCCAAGAACGAACGACTTGCACCCAAGTCAGTTTCTTTGGTGAACCTATCACCAACCAAGTCTTTGCCACCGAAAACGATTGCACGTCCTTTGATGGTATAGTCACCAACCGATTTAACTTCTGATGTGAACGTCCGAACCAATGTGTCCATTATTACCTCCTACTATCATTATAACTTTTATGTCAAGCACCCAAGATTTTACGGGCAAATGATTTCGCAACCATGTCTTGCGCTTCCAACTCGTTGCGCCACAATTCAGGCAGCATTGCGTAGAAGTCGCGCCCCTTGCGCTTGGCAATACGAATCAGGTTCTCTTTGAATGTTTCAAATGACACATCACCACGATACCTACCCCACGAAGACACTGCATCTGCAACGTCTTGCGGTACGGCAACAGGGAAGTTACGGCTTGACGGAATTGCGAAGTCTTCATCAGGCAACGCATCACGCTCTGCCATCGTCATATCGACTTTGGTTTCCACTTCAACTTCCACCATGTCTTCTGATTCACCCATTGACTCCATTGCGTAGTCCATACCATACTTAAACGCATTGGCTTCTTCTTGCGACATAAAACAGGCAAGTGGCTCAATGGATTCAGGGTCATCGTAATCAACACACCAAATCGGATTACCCTCATGCTCTGATTCCACGACTACCAATGACTTCTTGTCTTGCATTTCATACTCCTTAACAATACGGTTTGCCCACGTTCTGCCAACATCACCACCCCAAAGATTCCATGCTTGTTTTCCCTTGCCATATTCATCCCATGTACTTCCTTGTTTATCGACTTCGTGTCTGTCGAAGTAGGAAACCATGCGATAAATCGTTTCAATGCTGATTGGTCTGCGATTGGCAAGTTGGTTTGCACGGGCAATCCCAATCGTAGTTCCACCACGTTGACTTGGTGGTTTGGATTGGCGCACCTGCAACGCTTCCTTTGCAACATCAGCCACTTCTTGCGGTGGTACGTATGTTGGCATCAAAACATCCTCTCTATGGTGGTCTTCAACACTTGCTCAACAACACCGCTTGACATAACTTCCCTTGCCATTGCGGTTGCGGTTTTCCAACGATTACGATGGATTTCCGCTTGTTTGTCGCCAATCACATACCGATGGTAGGTAGCGGTGTTAGTTAGGTACACACTTTGTGGTGACTTCACTAATCGAAACGAACGGTTCATTCGTTGTGAATTGGCAGATATACCACGTCGGTATGGAACGTCAATGCTCCCGTTGCGGATAGACATCATAACAAACTTGCGTTGACGTTCCGATTTGAAACGCATCTTGCCCCGTGGTGGCGGTGGTGGTTTTTGCGATTGTAACTTGTGCATAGTTTCAGTTGCCACTGCTACCAATGTTGGTTCTACAACATGCTTGGAAAGCCCTCGTAGGTTGCTCAACAAGTGCTTTGGTATAGTCACTGTAACATTCATCGTACAATCCTTATTGACACGTCACAACGGCAACGTGGGTGCGCAGGTGCGCCATCAGGGTATTTCTCACTCCACACATCATCTGTCTTGCCGTTCAACGGATAACAGATTGGGCAACGCTTCACAATTTCATCGTTTTCGGTATTCCATACCCGAACCGTTTTCACCCCAAAGTCAGCCAAGTAATTACTATAGACCGTAGTAGCCATTGAAGCGGAACGTGTGTACTCTGTTACCGCAATCATTTCAGCACGTCGCTTCCCAAATGCAGGTGACAGTAATGCAACAAGTTGCTCGTTGGTGTACCCACCAGAAAGTCGCGCCTTGTCAATAATCTGCTTAACCAATGCGTAGGTGGTATCTGTCATTCCCTTAATCATTTTTGGCATGTACGCATCAATTTGCTCGTTAATCAACGTGGCTTCCAACGCATCATCAATGTCAATGGTGTAGCGGTCTTGCAATTCCGATAACCGATTAAACGCTCGCTGATACAGTAGTGGTCGCATTACCACTTCCAATTCCTCAAACAGTGCGTCATCTTCTTGCACCGAACCAGAAGAAATCATAGGAATCACATTGGCAATAAAGTCATCACCAATGGACTTCAATGTCGCAACAACAGCGTTATACAGTGGTCGCTCTGATTCACTAATGCTTGCTTTCAGGGAGTCAAACAAATGCTTGACATCGTGGGAGTCTTTACATAACTGAAGATTGTACGAAATCCACGCATGGTCTTCAGCATCAATTTCTTCACTCACGAAAACAAAGTCCATTGACTTTCCAGCATTGATTTGACGCTCTGCTTTCTTGCGCCACAACTTGTATGAACGTGGCAGTGGTTTGTCTACTTCTGATTCAACCACTTCCTCTGTTACGCTTGCGACTTCTACTTCCCGTGGTGGTTCTTCAACGTACACATCTTCGCTTACACTTGGTGGCAACACTGTTTGCGGTGTAATCTCGTAATCGAAACCAAGAATAATCATGGCATCTTTCAGTGGTACACCAGCGTCAGTAAGTAACTTCAATGACGATGCACGCTGATTTTCATCTTCTTGCATCACGTCCAACGCTTCAGGTTGGAATGTCAGGCGATACCCCAATTCAGATAACAGTTGGTCGTTGATGTTGTACTCATACAGTGGTATACGTGGAATAACGGTTTCTCGCCAAAACGACTTTCTGTCGGATTCAGCAGTTGCATAGTTGGCAGCACTCGCCTCCAACATAGTTCGTGGTACTCCAAGTGCCATTGAAATAGACTTCACGGTGTTGTCATACAATTCAGGCAACATCAAATCTTTCAATGGTGGTGTAATCACCGTGGTCTTAATGTCACCCCCACGGATAAAGACAGTTCGGAATGAATTGATAAGCCCTGTAACTTTGCTTCGCCAATCGTTTTCGAACCGTTGCGCTTCCGCTTGTGTCACGTCAGATGGCATTGACATGATAGTGATTGGTTGCGCACCATGCTCGAAGAACGCACTGTTAAAGCGTTCCAAGTAGTAATTCAGTTGCGCTGATTGTTGCGCTACTTCGGCAGGTGCTAAACCACTTTTTACTTCATCGGTGAAACTTGGTTCACGGAAGTAGACAATGTCTTCACTTGTGAACGTCCACTTGTTTGCACCAACGACTTGCTCAAAGCGGAATGATGCAAGTGGATTCATTGGGTCATAATCCTGCTGATTGTAATGCACACGCATTGTCAGTGGATTCAATACACGGAATCCCAACAGGATTTTGCCACGCTTTAATCGCAACCAAAATGCTGCTCCCGTCAACAGTAGACTCCGTTCGGTATCACGAATCAATGACGGCAACGGTGTGGTAAAGTGCCAATCACTCTCTTCACCATTGCGTTCGACTTTGAACGGTACACTACTGATTGCATCACATCGTAAATTGACAGCACGATACACAACAGGGTTGCGCTCGTAAGCGTCAATCGTTCCTGCCAACTTACCATCTGTTTTCAGTTGGTCTACCCAATACGGTAATGATTGTATTGGCATCTACATAATCCCCCAATCTAACTTGCGTTGCGAAATCATTCCCAATGCTCCCGAAACAGAATCAACCATGTCATCGTGAATCCCATTTGGGAATGACGCTACTTCATCTAGGAACATACGATTCCAATTCTTATCGTACTGTAGTGCAACCAATCCTTGTTCTGCTTTGGCAGACCACGGCATTGCACGGGTTTTTTTATCTTTGTCTACCCGTACTCCTCGCAGGGTGATGTTGGCAATTTCGGGCAATCTTCGCAATTCTTGAATAGCCGCATATCCACTAACGGCTTCTTCAATGCCAACAATTGTGTCAGGTTCTTGCAACATCGTTTGCACAATCAACCGCTTGACTTCGGGGTATTCAGACTTGGTGCGAATTACATCCCTTACATATAGTATACCCCTACTGTCTAATGCTACTGATGCACTTGCGGTGTAGTCGCTTGACTGTTTTGTTGTCATTGCCAAATCCCAATATCTATACCACTGTAAGTCAGTTGGTATTTCTTCGGTGATAGTGAACCACGAACGGTTGAACATCATACCAGATGGGTTAATGAACTCGCCCAAACCCTCTTGCCGAAACATTTCCTCTGTCATTTGGCTACGCAACGCTTCGACATACGATGGTGGTACAAAGACGTTGTCAGCGGTTGGGCTACGGATAATGGCAAATTGTTCAGGGTCGCCGTTATGCCACAATTCATATACCCAATCCATACCATTGGGTGTAGTAGTTGCGAACACTTTCATTGGTGATGCACGCCGTGTTCCAAGTGCAACTGTCCACACTTCTTTCTTACAGTATGCCATTTCGTCAAACCACAACCACCCAACGTTGTTACCACGGATTCTGTCAACGTGTTCGGCACTACGGAAAAATATCTTGCGATTACCCAACAGCGTCATTTCGTAGTGTGTTGCGTTCCAACTTTCTAGGATGTTTGCACGTTGCGCCAATTCCAACAGTGTTGCGATTGCGCCGTCACGCAACATCATATACGTTGGTGCGATTACCATACCACGACTATTGGCAGGCATACGCAACGCTTCAACAGCACCACCACGGGTCTTACCAGAACCACGACCACCGACAAACAATCGGTATTCAGCAGGGCAAGTCCAAAACTCGTATTGCGCTTTTGTTGCATTACTATGCTTAACTGTCCGAAGTACTGTCCTTGGTTTCTTGTTGCGGTATGCTGATGTCAATGACATAATCCCCAACCACTTCCTGTTTGACTTCGTATCGTTCCCGATACACTTCGGGCTTCAATGACTTTAACAAAAACTCCAACAACTTATCAGAACCACCCAATGCACGATTACGGGCTTCTTGCTCTAATAATCCCACTGCATACTCCGTTGCAACATCAAAGTCTTCTGCAAAGTCCTCATCCCGTAACCATATAGTGATTTGCCGTGGGTGAAGTCCGACAATATTGCACGCCAATATAGAATTACCACATTCAGAGTAGACTGCCAGGAATGCTCGCTTTAGACCTGTCGATTTCATCCAAGTCTGATACGATTTCCCGTCTTCAATGGGTCGTACTTTGGTGGTGCGATTTTTGGGCGTTCCATCTTTGTGTACCACCTTACTCATCCCAGCCTCATCAAGCGTTTCATGTTCGTGCAGTGGTTTGTGCATTGCGCTTTTGGGCAACGCTAATTCTTTTAGTGGTGGTGCTTTACTTCTTGGTTTACGCATACGTACTCGCTTGTTCATTTTCACGGCAACGTTTGAAGTCCAAGTATCGTGCTGCTTCTGTCAGGTTGCGCATCACCGTCATTGAACCATCAGGGTCAAAGACGATTGCACCACACCCACTATGTTGCGGTGGTGGCAATCCTAATTCATCACCATAGGAATCAACCACTTTGTACGTACCTGTCAGCACTGCAATACGGTCACGTTGACGTACCACGAAGTCACGGAATAGTGTACCGATATGGGTATGTCCGCCAACGTATATGTCCGCATCAATATCCTTACTTGCACGCTCCATACCATGCGTAGGGTTCAGGATTGATGTACCACGCCACTTATGACGAACGGCAATGGTCTTACTGTTACTTCCCCAAAGCAGCCGAAATATCACTTCGTTTGCATCGTACATGGCAAATGGTGGACTGATATGCTTTAGGTAATCAATCCCTGCCATCTTCTTTGTCCAATTATCGTGATTCCCTGCTACTACACCTATTAGTTTTGGTTGTATGGTCGTAATCCACGCTTGGAACAATGCCATCTCGCTGTCGAACGGTATGGATTGCCCTCGTTGCAAAGATTGTAACTTTCCTACAATCCAATTATCAATTCCATCACCATGAAAGAACGCATACATATTGTCAGTAGTGCGAATGATTTCAGCATCACGCCGCAGATTCTCATAGTCAGTTGCGGCGTTGCCAATGTGCAAGTCAGAGAGGAATACGATTGCGAACGATTCATTGGCAGGGAATGTAACAAATGGTATGTCTTTTCGCTTGACGCTAGGATTACTTGTGGCATAATCCCACAACGTTCCCACATCAGTATACTGTTCAATGTAATTAACTTCTACTGATGTGGGTGATGTTGCTTTGTTGCGGTTGTGGTACGCAACCCATTCAGCGTAGCAGGTTTCATAGTCGTCAAAAGACTTCCACTTCCTACTTCCATTTTCACGCACAATGAATCTCCACTTGTTGTGGGTTCTTTGTGGTGGCATATTTACTTAATCCCATTCACTGTCATAAATCGCAAGATAATGTTGATTACGTTGACAGCATACAGCAGGTAGTTCGCATAGTCTTCTACTTCCTGCCACCCTGCCACCGTTGCCAGCACCATAGCCAACAGGGTCAACACATTGAACCACAACGTCTTACTTTGATACCACTTCTTCATTGGGTTACTCCTACGGTAAAAAGTATTTCACTGCTATCGGATAAATCAGTGAGAGTGCAAGTAGACCGCCTTTCCACAAGTTGACTTGTGTTTTCAGTTTGTCTACTTCCTCTGCTAGTTTGTCATTGCGCCGTTCGTAGTTGTCAATGCGTCGCACAATGTCATCTAGTCGTTGAATCATAGTCGCTTTTAATTCTGCCATACCAATAGCAATGTCATGTACTTCACTTGCCACCAACGATTTCTCCTTTGGTCTTTCAAGCTGTGGTTATGCACCACCAAGAATCTGTTGCATATCACCACGAATCTGATTCATATCTATGCACTTACCAGGGCAAGTCTTCTTTGACCCTGTTTCACGATGTCCAATAATTGCAAAGCGGTTGTAGGGAATTGACCGCCAACGGAATAGTGATGTGATTGCGCCATAGACCAATGCACGGGTAGCAGGCGACCACGATTCAGCATCATAGTTGCCAACCACTTCGATACCCCAATGGGTGCTATTCCATGCACCAGCGTGAATCCCACGCTCGTTGAGCGGTGTCATTTGCCATATACCATCATTAGACGCATCAGGTGAGCCACTCACGATAAACAAGTGTGGTGCGGCGTTCCATACAGGTTTCTTATTCATGTAGTACTGTTGAATCGCATTCATCGTAGACTTGCCACGCCATTGCGCAGGCGTTGGTTTCCACGTATGGTGAATTACCACACCTGTTGCCCAAGAAGACACCACGGGGGCGTGTTGCAGTAGGTGATTGTTGAACGCATCAACAGTTCGCCATTGTTCAATTTGCGACAAAAATGCCATATGCACACACCCCATGTGTCACGGTACTAGTCTTCGAACCATCCATCAGTGGTAGACCACTACATTGAGGAAATGTACGTGGGGTTTACACTATCCTCTACTCTTATTATACCCTGTAGTGCAAGTGTTGACATAATCACAGATACAGATTTACATAATAAAAAGTGCCACTTTGCTTGACATAATACGAAATCTGCTTGACATAAAATGGTTTTAGTTGACATAATCATGATTTTTGATTGACATAATAAAACCGCTGTAATGAATAATTATTATGTCAACTAGCCAAAACCACGATTTCAGGTACGATTACGGGGTATTTCCAGCGGTATAAGGGGTGCTTGGGATTAAGGGGCTTCATTGGATTAAGCCTTAATTCCCAATCTTAATTCAACCCTTAATTGCGGTATTTGGCTTCCTAATCACTTATATTACTATCTTAATTAAGGAATTAAGGCAATATAGTAATGAATCGTAATTTTAAAAATAATGTTTTACATTGGTGTATATACAATAGTTGTGAAAATAAATCTGATTTAATTGCACCCTTAATTCCCTAATTAAGTGTCATTTACCGCAATAGGAAGCCAAATAATGGAATTAAGTAAGCCCTTAATTCACTTCATGGTAGCAGAAAGAGTGCTGCCTACTGCTAGACGACGTTCGCGGTTCGGTCGGCGGTCGCGGGGCGCGCGGATTTCAATATTCGTAAAACAAATTGCAACAATCCTATTGACAGTATCGTAGAATAGATGTATAATTACATGTAAGGATAGAAATCTATCCTACGCTAACAATGAGAGTGAAAGAGAGTTTGTGATGAGCGAAGATTTTGAGAAGACGATGAATGACGGAACATTTCGCATTGAGAACCTAGTAAATCGCATTGGCAGTTCACTTCGGGCAACACGGATTAAGTTGATGAAAGAATTGCAACGCTTGGGTGGTAGTTACGACCATGCGAACCAATACTACTTTGAGCGCACGGTATGGAAGACCGAAGAAGACGAAACCATGCTTGGTTGGAAGTACACCGAAGTCAAGAATGAAGACCAAGTCCACGAAGTTCGGCTGCTTAAGACCTACGAGTTTGAGGAATTGATTATTGAATCTGCCAAGTACACCATTGGCAATGAGGATGACGCAATCGTACACCACACATGGTGCGATGATGTTGAAGAAGCCCAAATCCACATTGCGTACTTGTTGGATGCAGAACACCCCAACCAAGTAGTGTTTGAATAGGAGAATTGCGATGTATAGAGGCGATACCGAAGTACGGATAGAAGACACTTGGATGCGTATCAGCGTTGATTGCAAGCCTTATTTCAGCAACGAACCACAGATTGTCACGCTGTTCGTAGATTGGAAGCCACACTACTTGTTGCATGAATCAAAGTTCAACGTTGGTTGGGAGTATGGCAGTAAGAACGAAGTGGTAATGCAAACGCTTTTTGCGTATCACCAATGCCAACTTATTGACAATAAGTTCCGTCACGGACAGTATTGCGGACACAGTGGTGGCGTATCAATGCTTACAGAGTACGATAAGCGACCATTGGCGGCAGACCAACTTATCGGGGTATTGAAAGACGTTGCGATGTCTAGTTCATTTCAGAACGGAATTGGACTCCCAATATGGAAAATGTTCCAATTACGGGTAGACTATTCACTGATTGAACAAGCGATGGTTGCCACGGGTAAGAATCCAAATGCCAAACATATGGTATACGAGTTCAAAGTCGTTGACTTACCAAACCCACGGAAATCGTTGAATCACCAATCCAAAGACAATCATGCAGTGCTATTGAGCATTGAGAGTAAAATCGAACGTTTGATTACGATGCTAGAAAAGAGGAATTATGACCAATGAAGAAGTTCGGATGCAACAGATGTTGTACGAGATGTTGGGAGTATGGGAGATTGCGGTAACTGAATCAAAGTTCTTTCAAGAACTTGCGAACGGGCAATGGAAAGAAATACGGGAAATTATCGCAACACTTCCAGAGCAAAAGTTACACGTTGTTGGTATGGGACATTTGGCAATCGTTGATGACAATTTAGTTTATAATAAGGAGTAGCCACCATGGCAAGAAAGAACCTAGACCGCCTTAAGCAAGTTCCAACGTATATGCTGCTTTCGTCAGAAGCGCACATGATTATGCGCCAACGCATTTCGTCAATGTCGCTTAAGGGACATGCAGTAACAATCGGGCAACTGATTACTAATCTGCTGTTGGATAGCGCAACAGAGTACGAACGTCAACAGGCGCAACGTGCAATCACCGAAACCATGTTGGAAAAAGCCCAAGCAGAAGAATCAGCCAAGCAACAGTAATAACGAGAACAATAAGGAGTAATGCAATGACATACAACGAAGATTTCAACGGGTTGAACGATTTCGACTTCCAAGACGACGAGCAGGTAGGGTATCAGGGTTATCCACGTATTTGGTGGTTCAACGGGGTTAAGCAGGCAGGCACAGCAGGACACTTCTACACGTCAGAGAACGAGTTCGACACTCCATTGGGCGCACCGTGGACAAAAGTGCAACGCTTCCAAGACGGTGACGGGTATGTGACTGAAAAGTTGAGCATCATTCCTATTCGTAAGCGGTATCAGGCGTTCCACCGTGATGCCAACGACCGCAAACGCAAAGTGTGGTTGGATAAATGGGAAGATGGTGCAAGTCTGTATACCGAAATCCTTTGCTTTATGCAGGGGTATGACGGGTTGGTTATTCTTGCGGTAAAGGGTCTTACGGGCAAGGCGTTGACAGGGAAGACCACGGGCGTGTTTGCCATGTTTGCGGATTCCGTTATGGCAGAAGCCAAGAAGACCATGAAAAAGGGTGCGAAACTTCCACCATTTTCATTTTGGATTCCAATTTCTTGCGCCAAGAAAAATGGTCGTGTAGAATATCAGGAAACCAAGTACGGTTCGTTTGTTACACCACCCGTGTTGGCAATCGGTGAACCTGTTACCCGTGAAACCGCACTAAAGTTGTATGTTGGCAAGGATATGCTTGAAAAGTGCCATCAGGCGTGGAAAGACCACGGGGAGTGGCGGTTGCAAACCCGTACCACCGATGCACCATCAGCGCAATCACCACAATCAACACCACCAGCAAAGAACATTCCTATTGCAATCCAAGACAACGAAGACGATATGTTCTAGAATCATTTGGAATACCCCTACTGCCAATGTGGTAGGGGTATTCCGCCTATTGACTAATGGGAAAGAACTATGGTACAATACCAATAGTACTAGTAAAGGAGTATCACATGGAAAATCTACCTGCTATGGAACTTTTGAAATCGTACAAAAATTGGGTATGTTGGGGTCGTGGGTATAAGGATGGGAAGTTAGACAAAACACCGTATCAGCCAAATGGGTTGCCTGCCAAGTCAAACGATAAGTCAACGTGGTCAACATACGAGGAATGCGTCAACGCCCGTGGCTTCAATGGCATTGGTTTTCAATTCGACATTGAATCAGGGATTGTCGGTTTGGACTTTGACCATTGTGTGGCAGACGGGGTTATTGATGCCAGAGTATCACGCATCATAAACCACATCAATTCCTATACAGAGTTTTCCCCTAGTGGCAATGGTATTCATATCCTGCTGATTGGCACTCCAAGTGAAACAGGTCGCTTCCCAATCGCAGATGACTTGGATATGGAAGTCTACAACACCCATCGGTATTTCACTATCACGGGCAACACTATCGCTAATTCACCACTTACCATTGAAGAACGTGATGCAGAACTAGACGATGTACTAAAGTCATTCCCGAAACCAACACCAACGCAATCAGTACGGGCGGTGGTGGCAAACGCCCAAACCACGGGGTATAACACGTTGTGGTTGGAACGCTTCTTGGAAAACAAAATCCAAGATGCGGTTCACAATATCGCAATGGCAGGGAATAGCAACCGACACGATACCAGACGTGCCAATGCACGGGTTGTTGGTGGATATGCTCAAGCGGTAATGAACGCAGGGTTATCACGGGTAGATGAAGATGACATTATACGCCGTTTGTACAATGCCAACATTCCAGCCAAAGGCGCACAGCGTAAGGAAATGAACGTGATTATATGGGGGTTCGAAAATGGGTTGCGAAATCCATTGGAACTGCCACCAATGAAAGAGAAACCATTGGCAACACCGCAAAAACCATCAACACCAAAGAAAGATGCTGCCAACCAAGAATTGCCACGTACCATTGAACAAATTGCAAGTGAACCAACGGTTGGTGGCATGATGGATAGTAACGAACGGCAATGGTTGGAAACTGAATACTATGCAGAGTTTTTTACCGATGCGTACTTTTCAGGGTATGTGATTCGTAACTTCAATGATAACTTGCGGTACGACCAAAACCTAGACATGTTCCTGCTATGGGACGGCAAGGTTTGGAAAGAGGGGAACCGCAATGACATTACCATCATTATGGAACGGTATATGGAAATCGTCAACGACTTGGTTGCATACGCTAATTCGATTGCATCACCAAAGTTGTTGAAGATTGTCACGAACTATTTGAACATAGTCAAGATTTCGCCAATCGTGAAGATGATTAAGTCCACCCCTGCTATCCAAGTGAAGACCACCGATTTCAACCAACATATTGACTTGTTGTGTGTAAAGAACGGGGTGGTGGACTTGCAAACAGGGAAGTTGTTGCCACACAATCGCACCTATCTGTTTACCAAGATGCTTGACATTAACTATACCCCAGAAGCCAAGCATACGTTCCTAGACAAGTTTATGAATGACATATTCGCAGGTGACAGCGAACTGATTCGGTTCGTTAAGCACGCTATCGGATATACCCTTACAGGGTCAACCCGTTCACAATGCTTGTTCTACATGTACGGTACGGGTGCGAACGGTAAGAGTATCTTCAACACGATGATGCAACGCTTGTTGGGTCAGGGTCGTTACTATGACAAAATTGACGCTGAAGTAATCCTGTCGCAACCAATGGACGGCTCAAAACCACAACCATTTATCACCCAACTTGTTGACAAGCGTATGGTCGCTGTTACCGAACCAGATTTGAAGAAGTCGTTTAAGGAGTCATTGGTAAAAGACTTGACGGGCGGTGAAAGCATTAAAGTCCGAACGCTCAATGCAGAACCAATTTCGTTTACTCCCCGTTTCAAAATGTGGGTAAGTGCCAATGACAAATTGCGTGTCAAAGAGTCAAACCACGGCTTTTGGCGACGTATCAAAATGATTCCGTTCAATGTCACGTTCAAGAAAGAAGACATGATACCGCAAGAAGTCATGATTCAGAACTTTGACGATGAATTGGAGGGTATCTTGGCTTGGGCAGTTGAGGGTGCGATTGCATGGTACAAAGAGGGGCTTCCCAAGTGTCGTGCAGTGGATGACGCTACCCAGCAGTACGTTGATGAAGAAGACGTGGTTGGGCGTTTTATCAAAGAACGTATGCGATACGTTGGTATGGGGTTTGTCAACAAGAATAAAGTGTACGATGCGTGGAAGTCGTGGTTGTATGCAGAAGGCATTGACAATGACATGGACGCTCAAAAAGT